TTGCGAATGCACCATGAAAGACAAGAAACCTGCGGAGAATCCGGTTGATAAGGCAGTTGTTGAGAACGCAATCGACGTGCTCTCCGATCAACTTGCCCGTGTTATCTGGAAACGTATCGAAAAAAAATCTTAAATATTTAGAAAATTTTGTTGGGTTTTGTTGAAAGCTGTGCTATAATTTAAGTGGAGAGCAAAACTGAAAGGGTTGTCGTGCGAACTTATTCTATCTGTGTAAAGCAAATTATCCCGTATGGGACTTCCAATGTAATCGCAACTGGGACCCTTTCCAGTTTTGTCTCCGGCCCAGATTGGGGGGCACAAACTCCCCAGTCTGGGTTTTTTTGTCCTTTTTTCAAGGAGACAGTGTATGCCGTCATTTGAGTACGAAAGCGAAATTGGAGCCGCTGTGCGCCGGGAGTTGTTTACAACCCAGGAAGTAAACGGAATCACGGTTCCACGTCTGGTAAAGATGCCTGGTACAAACGGATCGCCCCCAGAATTGGTCTTACGAACATACCTCCAATGGGCGGATGGAACCAGGACTTATGTTGACAATGCTGAGTTTATTCTCATGGAAAACGGGGAGCGTCTTTGGCTTTACCCGCCGATGTGTAACGTGGCACCCGCCATTTTTCACACCTGGAGTAGAGAAGACCAGGATGACTGGATTAACAGCACGCCTGACAAGTCTTCAGACGAAATGGTTTCCGAAGTAAAAGAGATGTTAAAAACGTTTGTTAGCGAAAATTTGACAGTTCATCCAGATTCTAGGATCGACCAGAAGAGCATTGATATTCTTGCGTTGTATATTTTCCTGACTTACGTTTACAACCACTATCCTTCGATGCTCTACTTAATTGTGGAATACGAGGATGACAAGATGCGTGATCGTATTGTTGACATCCTCCAACGGTTGGTTTTCCGCCCGTTCAGGCAACGTGTCCCATCGCTTGAGAATACATGCACGACCCTTCACAGCAACGGCGGCACCTTGTTGTACGACGTAGGGGTTGTTTACCTCGACATTGACAACTTCTGCTCCGTGATGAATGCCGGGGATGTAAGGGGCAACAACGTGGCGATTGTTTACCACAATGACAAAGTTGAGCTTTTTTGCAAATTAAATATCTATGGTCCCAAGGTATTCTTCTTCAAGAAACCGTTTCCTAAAAAGTTAAGAAGCCTTGGTGTTTACATGGAGGTTGAAAGTATGCCTGTACCGAAAAACTTTAAACCACTCGATAGTAAACAGATACAGAAAATTTGCGACAAACTTCATCGTGTGGCGCTGGGCTACACGGTAAAACCACCCTTCAATTTAGGAGATGAAACATGACAGAACCAATCACTACTACAGCAGCTACTACAGATGACAAATCTATGTTTACAGAAGTGGCAAAGACGTATGCGGTCCTATTTCGACAGTCTATAAAAGAAATAATTTATCATGTTAAACGTCGTCCAAACCTTTCCAAAGCTGACGTTGACGACCTGATAAGCACTCTCCGCAACGTCGGAGAAGCTATGGAAGAGATGGAAAGAAAGTTCGGAGAAATTCTAGACAGAGGAGATTCCGATGCCTCTTAAAGAAATCATAAAAGGGAAAACACAAGTTCCCCCTCGAATTATGGTCTATGGAACTGAGGGCATCGGTAAAAGCACCTTTGCTTCTCAGGCTCCAAAGCCGATCTTCATTCAGACTGAGGACGGTCTGAATGAGATCGTTTGTGAAAAGTTTCCGCTTGCCACCAGCATGGAGGATGTTTTAACTGCAATTGCGGAACTCATCAGCGAACAACACGATTACGAGACCGTTGTAATTGACAGCCTCGACTGGTTAGAACGGTTCATCTGGGATCGTGTCTGTCGTGATTTTGGTGTCGCCAACATCGAGAAAGCCGATGGCGGCTACCAACGGGGCTATACTCACGCCCTGACATATTGGCGTCAAGTTGTGGACGGGTTGAACAAACTCCGCCTTGAAAAAGGCATGGTGGTCTTACTGACAGCCCACGCTAAAGTTGAGAAGTTTGAAGACCCTGAAACAACGACCTACGATAGGTATGCGCCAAGGCTTCATAAGCACGCCTGCGCCCTAATCACCGAATGGTGTGACGCTGTGCTTTTTGCAACCCGGCGGTATCGGGTAGAAACCGAAGAAACCGGGTTTGGTCGTACCCGCACTATTGCAGTGGGCATTGGTGCGGATGGTGGGGAGCGAATACTTCGCTGTGTTGGCTCCCCTGCGTGTGTTGCGAAAAATCGTTTTAACCTCCCTTCTATTTTACCCCTTTCTTGGTCTGCGCTTGTTGAAGCAATGACCGCAAACAAGGAGAAAAAACATGGTTGATCTCAATGGTTTCAATGCAAACGAAATCGAACCGTCACGTTCCTTTGATCCGCTTCCTCCCGGCAAATATACCGCTGTAATAACGGGTTCCGAGTGGAAGAAAACGAAGTCAAACAATGGGGCCTACCTGGAATTCACCTTCCAGATCATTGAAGGCCCCCATGCAGGCCGACAACTTTGGGATCGGCTGAACTTGGAAAATCCCAATCAGCTTGCTGTGAAGATCGCAAAGTCTGAGCTTTCTTCAATCTGCCGTGCCGTCGGGGTCTTAACACCAAAGGACTCCGTTGAACTGCACAACATTCCGCTTGTCGTGACCGTGAAACAAAAGACTGGTCCTGACGGCGAAATCAGGAATGAGATCACGGCATACAGTGCGAAGAAAGCTGCCCCGAAGCCGGTGCAGACAAACAGTTTCAAGCCGCCTTGGGAGAAGTAAACTATGACATCCACCAACCCTATTGTGCTGCGTCCGTACCAAGTCGAGGCAGTCGAGGCTGTCTATCAACACTTGCGGACAAGAGATGATAACCCCTGTGTTGTAATCCCTACAGCAGGGGGCAAAACCCCTGTCATGGCCAAGATTTGCAGGGACGTTGTTGCACAGTGGGGAGGACGAGTTCTGATTCTTGCTCACGTGAAAGAGCTTCTCGAACAAATGGTGGATAAGCTAAACACGATGGCCCCAGACCTGCGGGATCGGGTGGGGATACATTCCGCAGGCCTGGGCTATCGTGATTGTTCACAACCCATCATCGTGGCAGGAATCCAGTCCGTCTTCCGCAAGGCAGAAAAGCTGGGGCATTTTGACCTGATCCTTGTTGATGAGGCTCATACAATCCCGCCCGATGGAGAAGGGATGTACCGAACCTACCTCGAAGGAGCTAAGAAGATCAACCCGAAAGTACGGATTGTTGGCCTGACTGCAACACCGTTTCGGATGAAAACAGGGGTGATCTGTTCGCCTCAAAACCTGTTAAACAAAATATGTTACGAGATAAGCGTAAAGGAACTGATCGTACAAGGTTATCTCTGCAACCTTATCTCCAAAGGGACAAAACACCCGGTTGACACAAGCAACCTGCACGTGCGGGCCGGGGAGTTCATCCCGGAAGAAGTTGAAAAAGTTATGAACACGGATTACCGTGTCCTCTCTGCGTGTGCTGAGATTACAACATTGGCGTGCAATCGCAACAGCGTCCTCATCTTCGCATCAACAATCAATCACGCCAAGAGTATTTATAACGTTTTATCAAGCATGGATACGTCAACTGCGGTTGTTTTTGGTAACACTCCTGCAGAAAAGCGGGCTGAGATCATCTCAGACTTCAAAGCTGGAAACCTGAAGTACCTGATAAACGTCGGGGTGTTAACACACGGGTTTGACGCCCCGAACATTGATTGCGTTGTGCTGCTCAGGCCCACCAACTCACCTGGCCTTTACTACCAGTGTTGCGGCAGGGGATTCAGGCTGCATCCTGGAAAGGCAGATTGTCTGATACTCGACTACGGCGGCAACGTTATCCGCCATGGGCCAGTTGACGCCTTGCAGGTCCCTGGTGTGAAGAAGTGGGGATCTGATGACGCTGCGGAAAAAGGCCCCCGTGCGAAGCAGTGCCCGGCGTGCAATGCCCTTGTGGCGACCGGCTATGCGAACTGTCCGCAATGCGGCGCAGCGTTCCCGCCGCCTGATCGCCGCAAACA